TGGTGACCACGGCCGGCCGTGATGCGCCGATGCCCCAAGTCACCGCCCCGAGCGAAGTTGCCAGCCTTGACCCGTCGATCGGCATTCCGATGTCAGGAGCCGCGGGGCAGATGCGCGCTTCCGATCCGGCACAGGTCATGCCGCCACAGGCAGGCCCACAGGCTGCATTGACGCCTCTGCCGGTCACCAACGTAGGCCCGACGCCGAACATCGCTGGCGTGCCCCCTGAAGATCGATCCGGCGTTGGCATGGGCGGTGATAATCCAGGGGCTGGGTACTTCCCGCCGGCGCCAAATTCCCAAGGTCAACCAGCGCAAGCACCCGGTCAGCAGCAGCCTGGGCCGGTGCGTCTCGCCCAGGCACTGGATAACGCCAATCCTCAGCCGGCCACAAACCCGATGGCGAACCCGCGCGCACAGTTGCTGGTACAGGCGATGATGGACCCGAACGCGCCGCCACAGATCAAAGCCATGGCGGCGCAGCAGTTGCAGATCCTCACCCGGCCGCCGGAATACGGCTTCCAGGTGCTGCCGGATGGGACTGTCCTTCGCTCCGACCCGCGCACCGGCACGCTCACGCCCGTCTATCGCTCGGAAATGTCGCAGGCCGATCGGGCAAAGCTTGATTTCGATCGGGAGAAATTCGAGCAGGAGCAGGAAAACCGCCGGACGCTCACCGCAGCCGAGCAGGCAAACATCGATCTCGAGCGGCAGAAGTCCGATTTTGAAAGGAACAAGCCTGTCGTCGTGCAGCCCGGCGAAACACTCTTCAGCCCGGGTCAGGAGCGCGTCGTCTACCAAGGCACCGGCTATAAGCCAGAAGATGTGTCGAACCTCCGCAAAGAGGTCCAGAACCTTCCGACCTATAAGAGCTATCAACAGGCAGCGCCGGTCTACCAGTCGATGATCGATACAGCGAAGACCGACAGCAAGGCGTCGGACCTGAACCTTGTCTATGGCCTCGGCAAGATCATGGATCCGAATTCCGTGGTCCGAGAGGGCGAAATGGTCATGGTCAACAACACGGCCAGCCTGCCGGACTGGTTTTCCGGAATAATCAACAGCGTCAACGGTGGCCAAAGGCTCACCCCGGAGACGCGCCAGGCAATCCTTGCAGAGGCTCGAAGCCGCATGGGCGCCTACCGAAGCGCGCTCGACAACGACATCGGGCAGTATCGCGGCATTCTCGGCCGGCGTGGCATGAACGAGGCGGACGTGTTGCCGACGCTTGGGGATATCCCCGAAGTGCCGAGTTTGGCGCCGCCGTCAGCGGGGGACATTGGAGCGCCGCCGGAAGGTATTCCGGCCGATGTATGGGGCGCGATGACGCCCGCGGAGCGTAAGCTATGGCAGAAATGACACCCGAGCAGCAGAAAGCTATGGCGATTGCCGCCGCGCGTCTGCGTCTCAGCCGAACCCAGCAGACGCAGCAGCCCTCGGCGATAGACCCGGTAGCAAAGCCGCCACCTCAGACCGGCGAAGAGCTGCGAGCCCGCGTCTATGCTGATCTCGCCGCCAAGCGCGAGGCCGCGCAGAGGCCGCCGGCAGTTGATCGATATGGACTGCCGGCCGACGACGCCCTTTCAGTCGCTAGAACAGGCGTCGGCGGACTGATCGAGGGTATTCCGATCATTGGTCCGCCCATCCGTTACGGTACCGAGAAGGCTGCAGCAGCGACTGTCGCGGCATTCTCGGACGAAACTTACGATCAGGTCATGGATCGTATGAATGAAGCGACCAGAGCTGAAAAAGCAGCGAACCCGATCGTCGACAAGGGGGCGCAGATAACTGGAGCCGTTGCCGGGACCATCCCGGCGGTCATGGCTGCCCCTGCTGCATTCGGAGCGGGCGGCGGGAGCTTGCTCGTTCGTTCGGGCATCTCTGGGTTGACAGGCGCGACAATTGGCGGGGCTGACGCTGGTGTTCGCTCTGGGGGTGACCCGGAGAAGATATGGGAAGGCATCAAGCTGGGTGGCCTGTTTGGCTTGGGCGGGCCCCTGGCGGGCAAGGTCATTGGGGCTGGAGCCAGATCGCTCGTCGACGCACTCCGCGCGCGCACGGCGGCGCAGACCGCCGGCATGGACCCGCAGGCGTTCGGCTACTTCCGGCGCGCAGTGACCGATGACGGCCTTGACGCGGTGACTCTCCCTCAAAGATTGGATGAAATGGGGTCTCAGGCTATTCCCGCGGACCTCGGGCCGAACCTTCAGAAGCAGGCCGGCGCGCTTGCGGCAACTCCTGGACCGGCGCAGACGACGATTCGGACCACGCTCGCCGATCGCGCCGCGGGCGCAAACGCGCGCATTGGCCAAACCATCGATGAGACGATGGGACCGAACGTTGTTCCCTCGGAAGTTAGAGCCGGAATCGGGGCCAATCAGGAATCCTTCGGCCCACTTTATCGCGAAGTCTTCCAAGGAGTCCGTCCTTACGACATGACTCCGATAGCCGAAGCAATGGAAGCTGATATCAGCCGCCTTCGCGGCCCTGCTCAGGCCCGGTTACGGCAGGTGCGGGACATGCTGAACGTTGCGAACTCGAACGTGCTTTCCACAGATCCGGGGGTCATGTTTCAGACGCGACAGGCAATCGATGGACTCCTGAAGACGGAAATTGATCCGAAGGCCATCGCCACGCTGATGGAAGCCCGCCAGATGCTCGACGACGGTCTTACCCGCGCCGTTCCTCGTATCAAGGAACTCGACGCAGGATTTTCTGAGCTGGCCCGTCAGGACGAAGCTGTGACACGCGGTCAACAAGTCCTCGACAGTGGACGCACAGCGCCGCGCCCCTCCGAGTTGGCAGCAGAGGTCGAGCAGGGCGTTCAGCCCCAAGGGATGCAGATCGGTCCTTCAGCGGTGCCGTTGCGCTTGTCACAGGGTGCCCGCGCCGAAATTGACCGCATCGTAGGCACGAATTCGAACGACATTGCCGCCATGAATAGATTGATCAAGGGGGAGGGCGATTGGAACCGAGCGCGTCTCGCTACCTTGTTCGGGCCTGAGAAGGCGGAGCAGCTGTTCAAAGTGCTCGATAACGAGCGCATCTATGCTGATACCGCCAACACCGTGACTCGAAATAGCGAAACCGCTGCACGCCTTGCAGCTCAGAATGAGTTGAGTGGAGGCGCTGGCGGAAATTTCGGTGTGAAGGAGGCGTTCAAGGCCGGCGGCTTCCTTGGCGCAGCTCGATCGGCCGCTGTCGATAAGGTCGACGATATCGTGAAGGCGCTTATATCGAGCAACACCGGGAACGTCACCCGCGATAGCCTGGCGCGTGCACTTATCGGCGAGCAGCGTGAAAAGCTGGTCGAAGGGCTGATCAGAGCTCAGGGTATGGGAACCACGCCCGCGCTAGTCGATCCGGTGGTCAAAGCTTTGCTTCTGAACGCCGGAACCGCGAGGACGCGATGACGGATCGATCCAGCAAATAGCGAGATAGAGCAGGGCAGCGAAACAGATGCCCAGTACAAACCCTGCGTCGAACGACCCGCCAAGGAAGTTTCCAATGCCGTCGACTGCCCAGTTGATCCCATAGAGGACCGCAGCGGTAAGGGCGATGCAGGTGATTTGTAGAACTCTCAGCATGCCGCAACCAATACTACACCAATGATGGCCTCGCAATTCGCGGGGCAGTTTCTTTTCGGAGAAGGTGAATGCCCAGAAACCCATCAACCGGCGTCTATTCTAAACCCGCCGGAACGACACCTTCCGTCGGCCAGGTCATCGACCCGGCGCCCTGGAACGCGCTAACGACTGATCTCGGCAACGAAATCACCAACTCGCTGCCTCGCGATGGTTCGGCGCCTATGGGCTCCCCGCTCAAATTGGCTAGTGGCACGGTTTCCGCGCCTGGTCTCGCTTTCTCCTCGACCCCGCAAACAGGTGTATATCTGAAGGGCGGTGGCCTGCTGGGGTTTACTCAGAACGGCGTCGACATCGTTTTCAATAAAGCCTCGGTCTATGCGGCGAAGTCGGGCGATTACACCGCGCTCGCAACCGATGATAATGCGGTTCACCGGTTCACGGCCGACGCCACGCTGACGCTGACTGCAGCCGCAACACTGGGGGCCAACTGGCAGTATGTCGTCATCGCCGACGGAGGAACCGTGACAATCGACCCAAATGGGGCGGAGACGATTGACGGCGCGGCCACGCTTGTTGTTCCGAACGGCTGTTCCGCTTACCTCATCTGCAGCGGGTCTGCCTTCTTCACCGACAAGGTTTTGACGAGGCTCCTGGCCAAAGCGGAAAGCACTGCGGTCGGCAGTTTCATCGACGGCCTGCTGCTTTCCAACAACGCGGGCAGCCCAAACACCCATGTCGATTTCGCTGCCGGCTCCGCCCGGTCGGGATCAAGCTTCGTTTCCAGCGCCAGCAGCATGACGAAGCGGCTGAACGGCACATGGGCGGTAGGGACCGGCAATGGCGGTCTCGATACTGGGTCCATTGCGGCAAGCACAAGCTATTTCGCTTATGCCATCCGGAAGGATTCCGACCTGTCGTTCGACGTGGTTCTATCGACCTCGGCGACGATCGGCGGCGTCAACGCCACATTGCTCACCGGCTACACCATCGTGAAATGCATCGGCGTCGTGCTGACCGATGGAAGTTCGAATATCCGGCAGTTCATTATGTATCCGCGTGACTTCTATCAGTGGGCAACGCCCATAAGAGAGGCAACAAACGTCCCGATCTCGACGGCATCGGCTCTCATGGCCATCACCGTGCCAAACGGTGTGAAGGCCGAGGCGAGGCTCCGGCTGATGTTCTCCTCCAGCGCGACGACCAACTCCGCTCTGGTCCACGACCCGGCCAAGGGAACGCTGATCGCCGGTGGCAACGACTCGGGGGGAAACGTGGGCACCATTCAAGTCGCAAGCGGCTTTGCGGTCGGGGGAGGCGATGTCTGGACGAACACCAGCAGACAGGTCCGATACGTTTCAGGTGCCGGCGGCAGCCTTTGGCTGTGGACCGATGGTTTCTATTTCCCGTGCGGGAGGACTGCATAATGCCTTTTGTTTCACGAACTGATAATGGCGCCATCGATGGCGTATTCGAGCATCTTCAGGAGGGGAGGGCGTACGAATTCCTGAGCGACGACGATCCCGCCCTCTCTACCTTTCTGAACGCTTCGCCCAAAGTGACCTCGGTCTCGGCACGCCAGTTCAGGCTGATGCTGCGGCGTTCTGGCCTTCTCGACCAAGTCAAAGCCTGGGTGGCCCAGCAGGAGGGGGAAGTCCAAGACGCCTTTGAATACAGCGGCACCTTCGTGAAGGACAGCCCAATGATGTCCGCAGGTTTCGCGGCTATGGGATTTTCTGAGCAGCAGATAGAGCAGTTCTTTGCGGCCGCTGCCTCTCTCTAAACTGTCAGGGGACCAAATAGCCGGCGTGTATGCCGTAGCGAATGGCAATCAAAAAAAGGCCGCCGATACCCACGGCGAGCAGAACCGCTTTACGTGTTTCTTCCTCTAGCAATTTTAGCCTCCACAAAAAAAACGGGAAGTAGGCTTTCCGCGTGTTTTGGCAATGAATTCCATTCGAGTTGAACGCGGGCTTAACGTGGGGGTGAGGGTATGAGCAAGGCAATTCTTCGCTACATCGCCTCCTTGCCGATCAACCTTCTTCTCGTCGGTCTGGCTTATCTGCTCTCGCCCTTCCTGGCCGCTTGGTCAATGAAGAACGGTCCGGTGCTTCCCGGCCGCTGGCGCTGGTTCTCGACCCTGAACGCCGATCTGGACGGCTACATCCCGCAGCGTGTCGCCGGCTTCGACCCATCCGCCAAGGGCTTCAAACTCTGGTGGCAGCGCACCCGATGGACATGGCGGAATCCATGCAACGGCTGGCAATCGGAATTGCTGGGCGTTGCTGATATCGCCTCGGCCTTCACCATAAAACGAGATATCCCGTTGGATTCGGCTTTCTATCTAAAGCTCTGGCTTGGCTGGAACCCGATCAAGCGCGGCGGGAACTACTACCCGTACATGCTGCAGATCGGGCCGAAGAAGAAGCGGTAGTTACCAGACTCCGAGCGGCCCTTACCCCTGAAGGAGAAAGACATGACTAATGCAATCGGAGACGGTGGCGACAACTACACGTTCGTGGGTGAGATAGTCGGGTCCCTATGGCGTATGCCAAATGGAGTTTATCGTATCGATGGGCGGGTGATCCCAGTTGGTAACAACTCCGCTTTGGGCGTTGATAACGGCGAGCTTATCCCAAGCGTCCATTGCGGCGGTGACGATGGCAAACGCTTGCTCGGGAGTGTGCTCGGTGTGAACGTACCAGAGTGAATACTGGAACTTGTAGTATTTGCCTAAGCCCATGATCGCGTTCGACACGGCTTCATAGTTCTGCCCTGGCGGCAGCAGATCGTAAGCAATGAAGAGATTGTAAGCCATGATTGCCCTCCCGTTGTGAGCGCATCATGTCTGCAATGCCTGCGACAGTCGATACTCGGCGCTTCAACCCTCCCCAAAATTTGGAGCATACCCCATGGCGCGACAAGTCAACGCCACAACCGAAGCTGCGCTCAAGCAGTGGGAGTCCTTCATTCCGTTCGTATATGACGATGCCGACCCGAAGCCGGGGCTGAAGAAGACGCGCCTGCGGCCGGGAATGAAGGTCAGAGGCACGGCCACTCAAGGCTACGGCCACACCGGCCCGGACGTCTATCCTGGCGCTCCTGACGTTACCGAAGCCCAGGCGCTAGCGTGGCTTCGTAGTGACCTCAATCCCTGCGAGCGCGCTGTCGCGACATCGGCGAAGGTCGATCTGACTGATAACCAGTTCGGTGCTCTCGTCATGTTCGCATTCAATGCCGGGATTGGTGCCTTCAAGTCGTCCACGCTGCTGAAGAAGCTGAACGCCGGCAACTACGCCGCCGTGCCTGGCGAACTTGCAAAGTGGAACAAGACGACGATCGACGGCAAGAAGGTCGTCAGCAACGGCCTGGTGAACCGCAGGGCGGCAGAGGCGGGGCTTTGGGCTAAGGGCGGCTATATCCAGTCCAGCGGCACTCCGGCGCTCCCGCAGCGCGCTCCTCTCATCAACGGCAAGGTCGTCAGCACGATCACAGCGGTATCGTCTACCGGCGCGCTGCAGTTCGTCCCGCATGACGGGCCGCTGGCCTATGCGCTTGCCGGTGTGCTCGTCCTCGCCTGCGTTGTCGGTATCGGACTCTATGTCTGGGACCGGGTGAAGAACTGATGGACTTCATCACCAAGCTCATCCCCGACAGCCTGAAGCTTCCGGCCGTCGCCGCACTCGGCGTCATCCTCGGCGCCGCCTTGGCCTACTACCCCTCAAAATTGGAGGGTGGGCGTGAGGAGCGCCAATCCCAGCAAATCAAGGCGGCCAAGGAAGCGCTCGACCGCATCAACTCCCTGGAGAACAACAATGCGAATTTCAGGAATCTTCCTGCTTTCGAGCGTTGCCGCGTGTTCATGCGCGATAGCGGGCTGCCAGCAGACGAATGCGGTCAACGGTAGCGGCTACCAGTTTACGCGCTTCTCCGATCCCAAAGCCGCTTTCCTGGCCTCGCAAGATCCAACCGCCGGGCCGGCCATCGCTGCAAACAACATGCAGTGCCGCCAGGATGCGGCCTGCCGCAAGTAGGCAAGAAATGTGAGGCAAGTGACGATGACGAGCGCACAGGGCGACCGGCAGGCGGCGGTTCGCGGCTATACGGGCACAGAATTGAATTACGAAGGCGATTGGTCCGCGCTATTTGATCAGCTCGGGATTCCTGCCGAGGGCGGATTTAACGGGCGCCTGCTCGCCTGGATCAATCAGGCACTTGGGGCCAGCTACACCGAGATCAACGGCGCCATGGCAGCCTATGCCGCGTCTGCTGGCGCGGTGAATTGGTCGAGCATGAACACCGTCCCGACAGGCGGCGGAAGCGGAGATTCGAACCGCTATATGTTCTTCGCCTCGCGCAACCGCATGCCATCGGGCGCCATAGTCACCGCCGCGTCCGGTACGAACTACGTCTGCACCAAGATTGTCGTCAACACACCGCGATATAAGACGCGAACCTTCCGCTTCCACCTCTCCGGCTTCGCCTCGACGGAGGGCGGAAACTCGCCGCAGGAAACCGTTGTCACCGGCACGATCGGTGCGCCCGGCAATTCGGTCGTCGCCGACGCCATGTTCATCCGCGTCGCCGGCATCTTCTATCAATGCACCTTCGCCGGCTCGAACACGGTGACCGTTGCCGACCAGACGAACGGCGTCTGGACGGACGAGCTCACCATTCCCGACGTCGCGCCGGAGGGCGCAATCGAAATCTGGCTGTTTTATCACACCGCCGTGGGCGAAAAGGTCTGGCCGGTCTACCGCATCCAGAAGCACCGCGGCGAGCGCGTATGGGGGGCAAGTGACTTCGCAACCCTCCAAGGGTTGATGTCCACTCCGGATGCCGACAGCACCGCCGCCCTCGACACGAGCTATGGCCAGCAGGCGCAGCCACAATATTACGGTCCTGACTTCATGGTTGCCAAGGGCGACTGGGATGGCCGGCCGGTCGCACTCGGATTTGTCGATAGTATCGGCGAATCCCGTCAGGAATTCAGCGCCGCCGCCGATGCTCGCGGCAATCTTGGCTGGTTCCGCCGTTGGCTCGACAAGGACGGCGGGATCGGCCGCATTCCGCATCTACTCGTTGGCATGCCTGGTGCGGGCTCTGTCCGTGAATATACCGGTAGCGGCTCCTCGATCGCGACCAGGCGTCGGGACATTATCCGTGAAATCATCGCCTTCAACGGCGGCAAATGGCCATTCACCGTCGTTGCGAACCAGATGGGGCAGAACGACACCTCTGTCTATAATACGTGGTTCAATACGAATTACCGCTCGCTCGTCTCCCGCACTCGGGCCGAATATCCCGGTATCAAAATTGTCGCTTTCCCGCCGCTCGGCCGAACTGAAACGCAGAAAACCTTAACGTCGCTTACATCGATCGGCACGGTGGCAACGGCAACGTTGGCGTCTACCGTCGGGCTTCGATCTGGGCAGACGCTCACCATAGCCGGGGCGACGCCCACTGCCTACAACGGCAATGTCGTGATCACCGTGGTCGACGGCACGACCTTCACCTACAATTTTGCCGGCGGCACGTCCCCGGCAACCGGAACCATTCGCGCCAATGATCTCGGCCTAGACGTCGCGTTTACAAACTACGCCGCCAATAACACATGGCCGGCGGACGCGACGGACGCTTCTGGGAAGTGGCGGCTTCGCAATGACATTCTCGCCAAGACGTCCTCTTGCTGCGACGAGGCGATCGAAACTTACGCCGCCTTCGTGTCCGCAAACAAGGGCGGCGCATGGCCGGGCATGCTGGAGCTGCCAAGCACCACGCTGACGCAGCAGGCCGGCACTGATGGCGTTGCCACCTACAATCAGATCACCGTCGCCGACGCCAGCATATTCAGGCCTGAGCAGCAGATAAACATCTATTCCGGTCCAGACGGCATCGCCCGCCTCAGCACCCAAACGATAGCCAGCATCTCGGGCAACGTCATCACGTATCAGGGGTCTAGCGCCGTTGTCATGGCGGTCGGATCAGTGGTCCGGCCATCGGCGGCGCTGCAAGAAGCTTCGACGCCGATATCCCTGGTTCATCCGTTCCCGCTCATGATCGATCGGATTTCTAACGGCATAGCGCAATCCGAAAAGTCGAAATTCGTAATTTAGAGGCAATCAGCATGAACCCATCTGACTTCGACCCGCGCCTGCACCAGCAGATGGGTGAACTCCTCGCAGAGGTCCGCAATCTCCGGGATGCATTCCGACAGTCGGAAATCAAATCCGACACAAGCCGCTCGCAAATGCATACCCGGCTCGACCTCCTCGTTGACCGGGTCGGCAAGGTGGAAGGTAATGTCGCCGCAGTTCAGGAGGATATTTCGGAAATGAGGCCTGTGACTGATGACGTGCGCCGCTGGAAGCTGATGGGTCTCGGGGCGCTTGGAATCGTCGGAATAGGGGCGTCAGCGCTCACCTTCATCCTCACGAAGTTCGGCACTGCGGCAATGGGGTGGTTGACCGGTCGGTGAGGTTGGCGTCCTCGCCGCGCTGGTTCAGTGAGAGTCGCACAATTAAAGCGAAGAGTTGATTGCCCGCGAGGATCGCATACCCATGATTTCCAGTGCGAATGAGAATCTCGATCGCCGGAAGATGGTCGATGTGCTCCCCTGCGTACTCGATGGCTGCTTCCAGAGAGACGAACTCTTCGTTCGCAGTGTCAGGGAGCCAGTTGTAAACTGTTATCGGAGCGGTCGAATCCATTAACATCTCTTAGTCAGGCTCCGTTGATGCAAGTTAACGAGAGGCATTTATACCTGCATTCAACCTAGCTGCCCACATCCGCGGCTAAAACTGGTTACTGATCGGTTGTTTAAGACAAAAAAGGCCCCGCCGAGGCGGGGCAAGTTCGTTGACAAACAGGATCGCACAGGGGGGCACCCGTGCTTTCCTGCTTACACAACGAAATGCGATTAGTAAGGTTCCGCGTACGGTTTCAGACTAGGATCTTCCGCTACTCGCAACCGCTGCCTCGCCTCATCGGCCTTCGCTGGCTGCGACCGCGATGCCAGAGGCGTGAGTATCGGAAGTGCCAAAGGCGCGCTTTTAAATCACCAGGCGCGTTAGTGCGTCTTCGTCCTTCACCCCATGCTGAAAGGACTGGATAATCCGTGAGGCTAAATCCTCACGCTGAGCGTCTGTTATGATCTGCTTTACAGAAACGACATGATCAAAGACCCTCTGACAGAGGGCCACCTCGGCGTCGTTCAATACGTTTTGCGCTTGCGCAATCTGGGATGGGATCATTACCGGGTAGGACTCAAAAAGGACTGGTCAAGGACACGAGGCTAGGTCTGACAATCAGTCGCACCAGTCATTCCGCTGCTTCGGGCTCCAGGTCCTAGTCAGCCCTTCCTGCAGCAGCTTCTTCCCGATCTCTTCCCCATTCGGATGTTGATGAGCGGCCGGTGCGATGGCGTCTTGTCCACCGCGCCGCTCCATTCGATCCGCAAACCCTTTTCAGCCAGAAGCTCTTTCAAACCGCCCTTGGCGATCAGCGCCAGCGTTTGTTCCTTGATGCACTTCGCGTGCGAGAACTCACATTCCGCCCGGAGGGGCCGCCCCCGCTTGCTGGGAGCGCTGCGGGAGCGAGCTGCGGAATAGCTGCGTCTGTAGCCGACCGCATCACCGTTGGCATTGCATATGTTTATCGCCAGCGGGATGTCTGGCCTCCTCGACAGAAGAGCCTGAGCGACCAGGTCAGGAAGGCTATCTCTGGCCTCCTGCTTTGCTGCTTCCAGGTCTTTGAAGGAGATGCCTTCAATATCCGGCACGATACGATCAGCGTAGACAATGTGTAGGTAGAACTTTGGCACGCGAAACCTCCTTCCCAACAGCCCTAGAAACCTCTCGGCCAAAGTAAAGTTTCTGTGCGAATGCGTACGTTTCGGCAGCCGAGAGCAGGGCTTTTCGGTAAAATGTGCCTATCAAAGAAAACGCCCCGCCATTCTCGCGGGGCGAAGTGGCATTATGTGAAAATCGGGTGCGAGGTCGACGGCGCATCACACCCTTGGGCGAAAACACACTCATGTCCAAGAAGTTCCACCGAATGGATCGTCAGATCAGCAGTCGCGTGCCTCGTGAACGCCACAATCGATTTAATCAAATGGTGTGGTGTTGAATGTGCTAAAATACGGGAGATGACCTCAGGGAGGAAATGATGGCCGACTTAAGAGACAGCAAAAAGGCGATGGAGGATCAATACTTCCAGGACGCCGAGAGGTCCATCAAGCTCAAAAATCGCGTGGACAGGCTTTTAGCGCAATGGATTGCAGGCCTCATTGGGCGGGATGATGTTGCGGGCTACGCCGCTGAAATCACTGATGCCCGATTTAGAGGGGGTGGGGACGCTGGAGTTCTCTCGAAAGCTATATCAGATCTTCAAGCGGCGGGTCAGAACCTCAGCGAACAGGAGGTGGCAGCAAAGATGAGTGAATTTCTGGTCGAGGCCGCTGGACAGCCCTGAGCACAAAGCGCTCATGCACTGCCGGCGTTCCACAGGTATTTAGCCGCCGTCAGTGAGGCGCAGAGGATCAATTTCAGCGGCCATCCTTGCTCCCACGCATTCCGTTTAACCGCATCAGCCGGTGATAGTATTCCTCCACCTTTCGAATAGCCTCGCGCGGTTCAGCTTCGAATCCTTGCTGGGGCGCCAGCCTTTGACGGACACGGGGGCCAAGGCCGCTCCATTGCCACTGCCCATTCTTCTGGCCACCGCTCTCCATTCGAATCCTCCCGATGATTATCTGTCCGTCATAGCCCAGCCAGTCGAGATCCGTCGGCTGGTTGCTCTCGTCGATCTTTGTGCCGCGCCATTTGTAGAGGGGTTGGTACTTAGTGGCCATGACCCGGAACATCGCCTCAGCCGTCCAAATAATCAATCCGGGTGAGTTGCTTTTTAAGCTGTTGCTGATGTCATCACTGGCATGACAAAGCCGCCACGCAAGCCTGCCAAGCCGCTGCTCAGTGAAGCCGAAGCACCGCTCCCAGCCGGCGTCGCCGCCGAGCGATCCCGCCCAATCTCAGCTACTTCTCGACCCGATGCCGCCGCGCATCGAAACGTGCCTACCTAATTGTTCTCGTCCTGATAGTTCTTTTTATGAACCTTTCGGCCACTTGTAATTTTTTCGCAGTGCTCCTCGACCCTCCTGCATGGCTCCCAGGACTGCACTTCCACCGCCGGTAATACATCAAACGGACGCCCCGA